TTCGCTCTTTTTCTTTCCTACGTATACTCCATAAATACTTAATTCAAATTCAAAATATTGTTTATCTTTGTTATAGTTTAGCGTAAAGTCTGGGTTTATGTCAATCCTTGGCACGTACCCAGACAATTTCATTTCAGTTACCAATAATTGTTGATACTCAAACCTAAGACGTGCGATAGCTGAATCATCATGAATGTTGCCATCCAAATGAAACCTCTTAATAGGTTTGTGGTGCAAATTGTCCATACACCATTATACCTACTTATCTTCAAAGTCCTTGTAGCGATACCAACCTTTATCGAAGTCTACCTGAACAAGGAAGTCTCCCATAAATCCGTTACGGTTCTTTCTAAACACACACTCAATAATGTCTGAATTAGTTCCACGACCTAGTGCAAGTACCCAGTCAGCATCGTAGGCGATCTGACGTGACCAGGCAGTCTGTCCCAGTGTAGGGACAGTGTCTAGCTTTGTAACATCGTCTGGTGTTGCAGATGAAATTGCAATGATTGGAACTTCTTCTCCAATTGCCATTAGCTTTAGCTCACGTGACAGGTTCTTCATACGTACCGTCTCGTTATCTGACTTTTGGTTTGGGGACATCAGCTGTAGGTAGTCCACAATTACGAAGTCTGGCTTATACTGGTCAATCTTTCCACGCAAAACAGATGGTGTAATTTCTCCACCAGTATCATTAGAGATAATATGAAACTCTGGCTTGCCCTCAAGAGTCTTGGAGTGCCATCGCTTTAGATCCTCAATCTCAATATCTCCATTGGCAAGCTTACGGTGTGACCACAGACCCTCACCCATGATTGCAAATACACGGTTACGAACCTCAGTCTCACTCATCTCAAGCGAGATAACCATTGGAGACTTTCCCTGTTTCCATGCCTGTACCGCAAAGTACAGAGATAGCCAAGACTTACCAATACCTGGGTAGGCAAGCATCACGCCTAGCTGTCCTGGCATAATTCCAGATGGGAGATAGTTGTCAAATCCTGGTAGACCAGTCTTAATTCCAAGAACTCCAAGCTCTTGCTGCTTCTGAACGTTTTCGTAGTAGGCTACTGCAGACTCAAGATCTGTGGCATCAATGTCACGAATAACAGAAGTGTTTTTCTTTAGCTCTGATGTCTTTGTGATCAACGATTCAAGGACCTGAACACCCTTGCCATCCTGAACATCTGTTGCAGCAGCCACAAGAATCTGCTTAAGGCTACTCTGTAGGTATTCTGCCTGTAGCTCTTCTAGGTGATGCTTAGTTGCCCCTACGCCATCTACTGGAGAGAAGTCTCTAAACTTTTCGACTACCAAAGTCTTTGGTGGCACAGATCCGTTAGTCTCTGTATACTTACGAATAAACTCCCAGATGTCATTGTGAGTACGCAAGATTGAGTCAACGTTTGCCTGCAACAGGACATGCACCTGCTTGTCCTCAAGGACTGCTGATATCAGTCTATCTTCTGTATTACTCACTTAGCCACTCTTTCGCTCTACGTCGTCTCTCAATACGTTCTTCGCTGTCCTGATCTATGCGAGACTTAGCATCTATCAGGTTGTTTATTTGCCCTGCAAAATTCTTCCAGGTTGGTGCTGAATGCACATCGAAATAGTATTCTAGCATCTCGTAGCACTTTTGTAAACCATATGAATCTATGATTGCATCTGCAGCCCAGGCCTCAGCCCATCGATTTAAATTTGGCTTTGCATCATACTTAAATTGATAATGCTTTTCAAACTTGCTGAGCAAAGCCATTTGGTCTTTGCGATCAGCCATTTACTTTGCCTCTACCTCAGCAGATGCTTCCTTGACCTTGCTTGATAGCTTTTCTTCAACAAATGAGTAGACTCTATCAAAAGCATCGTTGATGTTTTCGCCGTCTCGCTTGTTGTCGCTAACGCTTAGATCGATTCTAAGCGACTGAAAATTTCCTAGGTTTAGCGTATAGCCCAAACCAACTGTTACCTTTGTCTCTTCGTTATTCATACCCATCTCTTTCTTAGATTGACTCTGCCCAGACTGGGATGAATCTTCCATCATCAGTCCTTGTATAAGTCAGTATACCATCGCCCATTCTCCGTGTCAACTCTTGTGATGAAGGAGTTATGTCGTTAGTAATTAGCTTATCTTTTCTTGGCCTACCCATGTGGTAGGATGCAAGTATATCACGAATATCTCTTACTTGTGATTCAGAGTAATAGCTTCTTACCTGCCACCCAGTTGCCCCGCCCTTTTGAGATCCTGTTGGATGTGGAATTATACCACGCTTCATTAAATTTGGCAAGTACTTCTTGTGACGATTTACCAACTGTGCAGTTTCTCCAACTGTATAAGCACGTTCCCTATTCTTCTTAAAGTCTGAAATTAGACAGCTCTCTATCTGATCTTTGGTTATATTATAAACAGACATAATCCCATTAGACTTATTTAAATGATGAACACGAACTAAGCTGCCGTTTAGAAACCAAACCTTTTTGCTTCCAGGAATTACTGGAGCATTGTTATATGTTTCCATGTCTACAAATGCCATGGCAAGTTTTCCTACTCAGGGACTCCGATAGCGATCAGAGACACGCCAACTGTTGAAACACCAGAAGTTCCAAATCGAACTACGCCATCGACTCTGGATGAGCTAATTGAGGTTAATACTACAGAGACATCCCTACCTGCCTCAGTTCCAGAAACGTTAACTGGAGTAGCTGTGACAATTGGTGGATACTTAAATCCAGCACCCTCAAAGTTGTGGAAGAATGTCGCTTCAGACCCCTGTAGGTTTGATGCGGAGTTTGAAACTTCTTCATAGGCTCCAACGACACGACTTTCCGTAATCTTTAGGTCCTGTCTTCCAACGCCTGCACCAGGTGTATCAACCGACAGGAACTTGTTTGCTGAGTAAACTGCATTTTGGCTAAGACGATTTACAGCTTCTGCAATCGCATAGATATATGTTAGGTCTACTGGTTGACCACGTTCTGGTAGAGGGATGTTTGCCATATTGCTATTATACCACGTCGATTAATTCAGACTCAAATATTTGTAGAAATGGGTCATAGTTTTTTGCTATTGATGATCTCTGGATTATAAACCGATAGTTTTCTTCTGCAGAGTTGATAAACACATATCTGCTTTCTGATGTTGTTCCCTTATACTCTGGGTCGTTGCCATCGGCTTCTACAAATATATCAAACTCTGATCCAGCTGGTACTCCCTCCCAAACAATATTTACGACAGATCCTACCATAAAGTAGCCCACCCTAGCCTCTGGCAAGACTGCAACACCTGTTCCAGTTACAGGAAAAATTGGAGACCACTCTGAAAACCTGTTTCTGTCGTCAGAGATCACTCTAAACCTTACCAGATACTGATTACTTCCATCTACTGGAATTAGGTCTGAGCTAGGAATAACAACCTTTTTTGTTGCCATTACTCAACACCCACGGATAGCCTGAATTCAATAAAGTTTGATGTATTAGATGCTTTGACAATTGGCAAAGAGTCATTATTCTTAATTACAGAATACCCCGTCAAGCCGTATAATGGATTATTAGATGAAAGATTCTCCATCCGAAGTCCATCCAAACATACGTAGTAGTCCGAAGATGGCTCATTGTCTTTCGACACAGAAGCATAGACCTTTACCACTGTGACTGACTCCCAGTTAAACGCAGAAGTATAGGATAGCTCCTGGAGCTGTTTAGATACAACAAAATATCTATTTGATGAAAAGTCTCTTGACTCGGATGCTGCACCGCTAAACTCTTCATCATCTATGTCAACAAAAAACCTTGCATGCTCTCCAGTCGCAGTTGTGTCTGATGAGGAGAACTCTATTAAAATTTTTACGTTATCTGGGTTTACGTCTAGACTTCCATTCTTGTTTATTACAGAAAAGGTGAACCTAAGTTCGTCGGATGGTGCATTCTTATTTAGGTTAATTCTTGCATCTGTAAGATGTATGTGGCTACTGCCAATGGATGCAACCATTCCAGCATCTTCATCTAACTGAAGTACAGAGCTATCTCCAGATATTGCGACTAGCTCATTAAGAAACCTGCACCTCTCATTTCTAAGAAGCCTATCTTCATTAGTAAAAATTCTGTTATCGGCATTTGTATAGAACACTGGAGACTCTACTGAAATTATGTTATCGTTATTTAGTCCATCTAATGGCCCCCCATCAAAGGCATACTCAATCTCTTCTACGATTCCATTTGCGTGGTACTGCCAGCCTTCATTCCTGCCAAAAGTGTAAAGGATTCTGCTGTCAAATGCTCCGACAGCTGGGTTAGCTCCAGCAGAGAAGATGCCAACCTCTGTGATCTCATACCTTTCTTCGGTTGGCAGCTCTGCAGTTAGCACTAGCTTAACAACGTTATCTTCGTTTACATAACCTCTAGATATAATCGGGACACGAAACATTTCAAAGTCTAGGGAATTCTTTTCAAAGTATTCTTCTTTTTGCAGCGTAGTAAATGCTGAACCGCTTTCAAGTGCCTGCGGTCCACACCCTACTGCAATGTAAGATGCATAGGCTGGTGCTTGGCCAAGCAAGTACTTGGCTAAAATACCTTTTCCAGTATTAGTTATCATATAATTTCCTCAGTATATATTGTATCATTTAGAACGATTACATCAGATATAGTTTGAACCTCAACTGACTCTGATGGTAGCATATTTTCTACCTCAATAACAAGATCACCGTTATCATTGACAGATATGTATGGCCATTCTGGAAGTCTATCTTTCAGGCTAATAGCAAAGTTTTTAAAATAATCCTTATCAGTTCTTTGAAGAGCAAGAATGTTTTGTGGGTTATACTGATAAAACAGGCTAGAAATGTTTTTAATTGGTTGATAAACAACGTTTTGACCATTTATCATATCGCTTCTGGCAATGTTGATTATTTCCTGGCCGCCGATGTCTTGAAAAATTAGATCGGCCATAATTTGAGCTGCTACAGCCTCATCTTTTATGAGGATGATGTCTGGTGTTGCAATTTTTACAGAATTAGCTGATGTGTCTGCTGACTGAGAGGATGGATAGTCTGGTCTGGTTTCCACTACTTCACCTCACTCAAAAATACTTGCATGTCTGGGCCACTTACTGAATTCGAGTAATCTATTTGATATACAACAAACCTGGCGTCATTCTCAGCAGCCTGGCTAACTCCATCAACCGAGTATGACACCTTGACGATATCTCCCAACTGAAGTATTGGCATTCCAAAAACCTTAAGCCCTATGCTTTTTCTTGGCTTCATGATTTTAGAAACCATCCAAGACATAAGGTTGTCTGCATCATCGTGGCTCTGAATATATGGTGCCTCTAAGACAAACTCATTCTTGCCCTGGCTCAGCCTGCTAGCCTTAATATCCTGATAGTCTTTCTTAGACTTTGTTGGATAAGAGATTAGCTGAGCCCCCTCAAATTCTGGCTTAGAGAAGTCACTCTTTTTTGAGAAGTGTTCATCTACTGTAAGCTCATGTTGAGATTCTTGTGTAAACGTTACACCCTGAATTCTCAAGTAGTTTCCACTAGTCTCATCCAGATTAAGTGCAGTATCTGTAGCATTAAATACCAGGAACTCTGCACCATAAGCACTGGCAACAAATCCAGAAACCGTGTATCCCTTAATTCCATTAAAGGTTGGGGAGATCTTTGCGTGTAGTGCAGGATATGCTTTATCATATCTAATGTTAAAGTATGCAGCCTCTCTCATGATAGTTCCAAACTCTTCAAAGTACATGTTGTATTTTGGTGGCTCGCTAGGGTTAATTCCAGCAAGATAGCTAGCTTGCACCACACCACTCATGGCATATTTTCTAAAGGACTGATTTACATTTACCTCTTCATCTGCGAAGACTGCACTTACTGGTGTGTCTAGTGCATACGCAGTATTCTGAGAATAGTTGTTTGAAATTGCATAAACATTTTCAAACATCAATCGTGATCCGCCTCGAACAAACAGGGCCATACTGTTATAGACTGGCAACGGACTATCATCGTCTACTGTAGCCACCTGCTTATTATTAACGTATAGATAAAATCTTCTTATTGACCCAATATCTTGATACTCAACTGCAACATCATATACTGTTGGATACTGCTCAGCGGTCATTCTGTACTGCCCTGCAAACTTTCCATCATCGACGAGTATCTGAGAAAGACCTTCCCACAACCTAACAGGAACTGCCTGCTTAGGTCCTGGCGTATTGCTTGCATCCTTCATTATCTTATAAAACATCATATTATAAATTGTGTCCGCATTGTTATAAGACTCTACGTTATTTTCACTCAGTGCAACCAACTCAAAATAATAGCCATTATTTGTCTCTGGATTTAGTAGGACTGCTAGTCCTCCACTCGCACCAGAAATAACAACATTTTGACTTGCCTTTGCTGGCTCACCTATATATGCTGTGTATGATCCAAGTGGCGACTGAGTTTTATCCTCACTATTTTCAAGCTTTCCCACGATTCTTAGCCTTGTTCCAAAGTGAGTAAACTTCGATGGAAGTGGCTTGTGTACATAAGAGATAAAGTCTATTGGCTTTTCTGTTGTGCTAAAAGCTGGGCCAGTCACAACAAAGGCAGATGACTGAATTGTTCCTGGAGCAATAGCAGGCTGGTTAGCAGATACTTCTTTTTGAGGATCATAGGTCAAAAAGTTTTTGATTACACCAGTTCGCACTGACTCAGTGGCAAATGAGTTACTTACTCCAGCAGCTCCCCTAGACACTGTTAGAGTCTCTGACTGCTTTCCAAATAGCTCAGACGATCTCATGCTACACCCACGGACGTTTTCGTTACTAGCCCAGTAAGGGTTTAAACCTGCCTCATGAGCCACAATCTGGGTTCCAAACTGACCACGACCATGCTTAGCTACTGAGCCTTCAGCGAGCCTCTCAAGGCCATTTACGACCACATAGTTTGGTTCCGAGTAAATCCTTACACGCCCAGTAGGATACATCTTTCCATTAAATGGTATTTGAGAGAAGTATTTTTGGTACTCTCGGATTCCTGTAATCCACACCCTACCGATTCCCCCAGCAGAAACTGATTCTGCGGATAGCTGACCATTAGTGTTAGTCTGCAGAACTGTTGTCTGAACTCCTGGTATCTCAAATTCTACTGCATCATACTTTAACACTTCACCATTTGCATAAAAGTATCCATTATACCTTGTAAGCCAGTAAGCACCCTCGCCAAAATCCATGATGTTGTCTACCACAACACCATTTCTTACGGATGGAATCGTGCTAGATAGCGTAGTCTGTAGTGGAATAGCACCCAGAACATAAGCAGACTGATTTCCAACTTCATCGTTTACAGATCGTGTATTCTCTGTTCCAGATACTTCCCACAGTAGTGCAGGCTTGTATATCCAGGTCTTGTCCTGGTCTATCATAGATGCTTGTCTGATTGTTCCGTATGACCTCTGAATATATCTAGTAGTATATGAAATATATCCATCATTAAATACATCATCTTGCTGAGAGCTTATCTCAATAATGTTTGAAAGTTTTGGATTGGTAGTCTTATTGCTAATTGCTGAATCTACCTCAAAATCTTTTGTTCCATACAGAGTTACGTCTACTCCACGAACCTCTTCTGAAGGCATCATATATTCTTTGCTCATAAGAACTAGGTTGTTGTATTCGTCAAGGAACATGGCTGTCTGTGTAGAGACTGCAATGTCTTCTAGAACTTCTGCAATAGTTAGCCCTGGTGCTACAAAAAAGAATGGAATGATGGCTTCAGATTCTCCTGGTGCCCTCTTGAAAACATAGTTGCTAAAACCAATTGAGTCAAGTAGCAGCGATACGGCATAGCTAAGTGAGGCATCCTGAATCAATATCTGAGGTGCGGATTGGGACTCAAAATAGAAAAACATGTCTCTTAGTGTTAGAGACACAGACCTATCATTGCTGGATAACTCTGGAATACCCTCAGAGTACATTGTCTTGATTGGTACGAAGTAGTCATAACCATTCACATCGATGATTGCTTCAAATAGCTTTATCTGAATATTCTTAGTTAAATGATTTTTAATTATGCTGCTGCTGTTTACAGAGCTAAATGCCAAGTCGTAATCAAAAAGTGTTATCGATCCCGTTCCAGCAAGGAGTTGCCCAACTGGCATTCCACTATTTCCCAAATCTGATGCTGCCTTGGTTACACTAAAAGATTCCACCTTGTCAGTTAGATTAACAGCCAATCTAGGCGATAGCTCTATAAGGTCAAATATTGAATCTACCTTGTTCATGGTCTCTACAACTATTCTTATTCCAGAAATTTCCTGGAACTCTCTGTAGTAAGTCTGTCCAGTAGAAGGATCCGTAAAAGTGCTTGGCTCAGTTAGGTTGGTAACAAAGTTGGTTAGCCTGTCTACAGAGCCTTCCTCCAAGTACCATCCATAGTTTGGAACGAAGGTTTCGTAATCGCCAATTTCCTGAACCCAGATATGATATGTTCCAATGTCTGAATCACTATTCTTGATTAGGTAGGCGTACCCATTTATAGATTGCTCTGGTAGCAAGCTTTCAGATCTGTACTCTTCTGCCTTAATAAAAATGTCTCTATACTTTTCTGGAATCTTTAGGCCGTATGACAGCTCAACGTATCCATCAGATCCGATGACTGGAGACCCATCCCTTCTAGACGAATTAGAATTAAAGGAAACAATGTCTACCCAACTGTTATCGTTTAGACTTTGAACCCTCCACTTGACTGGAGTAGTTTTGTTTCGATCTCCAAAAAATGGGTCTGCGAATGAGCCAACCTGATTTCTAAAAGGACCCAGGTCTATCTCACCCACATTGGTTTGCATCTTAACGACAATCCTGTTTGTGGGAACTAGGTTCTTATAAACAACAAATGGTGCTGCGTCATCAATATAGTGCTGACCGTTTCTTAGCTTGTTTGCAATTCCACGCTCATGCAGTACATCATTCTCGTCTACCTCTGTTCTATAAGAAGACCAGTACTTAAAACTGTCATCCTTGTGAGCCATGTAGTATCTAGGCCTGCGGATCATGTTTATATTTGTATGATGAGTATACCTGTCCTGAAAGTATCTTAGTTTATTAATTCCAGACCGTGGTCTAAATCTACCAAAGCATTCTTCTAGCGAATATAGCTGTGCCTCTTTTTCTTTTTTAGACTTAAATACGGCTGGAGTGTCATCATCCTCAAGACCTCCATCAATAACGATATCGGCATCTGTTGCACCAGTGTAAAACCCACCACTATCATTTGGATCGAAAGAGTTTAGTGGGAGTCCAAACTTTGACCCAGGGGTCTCAGTTGGTCGATACCTATAGTTACCTATAATGGCAATGTTTTCTGCAATGTTCATGTTCCACTCGGCAAATGCGGCTAGCTGAGTTCTAATTGTAGAACTAGTTTCTAGGTGATTTTGTAGGTCTAGATCTTGAAACATTTAGACCTCTTCCAGCGTTACGCTTATATTCCAAAAGTCATAGTTAGATCCACCACGAGTAACTACTGAGTAGTTAAAGTCAGAAATGAACATTTCGATTAGCTGGTTATACTGTGGTAGATGTGCATAGGCTGCGTCGTCTTCCCCAAAAACTGAAAACTTGTCATATGCCAAATAAACCCAGAAAGAACCCTTGTGATTTTCATACCACTTAAGGATATCCACTCCGCCTGCACCACCGTCTGTTGTGTATTCCAAACTTCTGTCATTTACGTATGGCGATTTTCCATCTTCAAGACTATAGTTTGGCCTGAGTGCATAAGATCTAGAAGGCAGCATGTCCCAAGAAGTAGATAGCGTCATCTTATCAGCAATGTGATAAGATCGCATTCTCCCATTAGCCATTCTCTTTCTTGTCTCTATTCTTTGAGGCTTAAAATCTAATGGTGATCTATTGTCATCTGAAAGAATAATAAATTGATTAAATAGGGTTTCGTCTGTTTCTGCATCAAGGTCAGCATTTACCTCAAAGCCATTGGGTACGTATAGCCCATCTACCAAGGTTCCAGAATTCTCTGACCACAGCATCGCCTGTGGTCTCTGATACTTCTTGCGTCCTAGCATGTATGCTTCACTAGTCATTAGAACTTATTTCCCCTGATTCTCTGAGAGTCAATGTGCTTAATCTGGTTCATAACTGCCCTGGCAATTTGCTCAGGGTTTGAGTCAGTCTGAACATTAACGTTTACCTCATAATTATACATGGAATCGCCCTTGTATGTTCCATTATTTATAGATTTTAGTCTTTCTGCACCAAAGTTTTCAACCGCATACTTACGCATCACGAACTCTCCAGGAGTTAGCATGGCTGGAACAATATCGCTACCAATTACACGACCACCAGAGTTATAGCCCTTCATCTTAAATGGGTTTACGTCAGCAATGTACCCTCCTGGCCCCATAGTGACACCAGCAAAACTATTTTGCATCCAGTCAATTTGCTTATTTCCCTTGTCAAAATACCAAGCTAGGTTGGCCTTATTGTATCCATTGTCAGCGAGCAGCTTTCTAGCATCTCTATACTTGGTCTTTGCAGATATCATCTTTCTCTTAGAGGCTTCATACTTTGCAACCAGGCCCTGCTTAGTAGCATCTGCTTTAAACTTTGGATCCTTTCTCAGGTAGTCTTCTATAGTGTACTGTGCATCAAACCCTCCGTACTTACTGTTAATTAAGTTTATTAGATTATTTCTTGCATCTTCAAACCCAGATAAGTCTTTGTCAAACTGTGGTCCAAATTGCATTCCTGGAGTGGCTTCAGCTTTTAGGAACTCCATAGCATCCTTGACTAATGTTGGAAGACTACTAAAGAACGCTGCCCTTTGATTCTGTGCCGCCTTAGAGTCATCAATGCTTCCACCAAATGAGTCATTAAAGTTGTATTGCCTACTAAGTGTGTCTAAATCACGAATGTTAAACATCTTAGCCTTGCCGTCTGGCATTCTTAATGCTACCTTTTGCTCTAAGATTGCCTTATCATATTTTTCTACATTTTCAAGGGCGATGTCTTTACGGTTTTCCTTATAGTCAAATCCATAGGTAGACTTAAACTTTTTCTTTTCTGCCTCAAGAGTATCCTTTACTGTTTTTCTAAAGGTGTTTTGGGCTTTATCAGATACACTAGAAAGACCTGCAGCAAATGCTGAAGCATTTTTTATTCCAGGAGTTCCAGATGCAGTAGTACTAAAGACATTTCTATTATTCTGCAAATCTTGAATATCTTTATAGGACAGTGTAGGTGTAGGTCCATCACCTGTGTCAGTTACGCCAGGGTCTTCATCTCCACTTTCGCTACCAGAGCTTGGACCACCAGAGCTTGGTCCACCAGTAGCCACTGCAACTGGCTTTTGGTTAAACTTAGCATTTGTCTTTGCGTTATCTTCTGCAGAAAATAGCGTCTGAACATTAGACTGTCTATCTGATGGCTTAGTGTTATAGTAATCTTCTATGTCCTTTACGACTGTCAATCCAGCATTAATAGCGTTTGTATATTCTTCGCTATTAATTCTTGCTAGATCGATTCCGTTAGAAATTTGATCCCACTCTAGCTTTGTCTTGCCAGCAACCTTAAGGTCTTGCTTTGCCAAGCTGGCAGCGGCCTCAGCCTTTCTGATGTTTTCCTGTGCTGGCTCAAGTCTCGTTTCTTCGATCTCAAAGATCTTCTTCTGGTTTGCAAGAATCTTCTCATCAAGCTGCTTTTTGTTAAGACCCGACTTAGATAAAAGTGCGTCTGTCTGAAGCTGCTGTGATTTCTGTAGAGCATCTCTCTGAGAGCTAAGTGCGTCACGAGCTGACTGGTCCCTCATCTCTTGTGCTGCTCTGGCAGCTGCTGCAATGTCACCTCTTGAAAGAGCATCTGCAAGGCTTAGCTGCTTCTGTTGCTGGGCAGTGATCCTCTGATTTACTTCCTCAATTCTGTCTAGAGCCTCATACTTCTTTTCATAAGACTTGTTGATTTCCTCTTCTTGCCAAGCAATCTCCTGAAGTCCTGCCTGGTAGTCATCAATCTCATACTGGAGTGCTGCGATATCATTTTGAGCAACCTCAGCAATTCTTCGATCTCCAACTATGGACAGCTCTGCCTTGATATCAATTGCTCGCTCTTCAGCAGCGAACTTATCCATAGCCTTATTTAGACCTTCTGTGAATAGTCCTTCTTTAAACTCAATACTGTTTACAATTTGGTTCAATCTTGTTCTAAAGGCTGCTGGAAGATTGTCAATCTCCCCAGCCAAATATTGTCCATAGATTTCACGAAGGTTGCTATCTTCTAGAATTGCCTGCTGCTCTGCAAAATCAAATCCTCTTACTTGTCCATTTTCTAGGGTTCTCTTTGTTGGACCCTTTGCGAACTGCTCAGTTACTCTAAGGTCTCTATTTTCATTTTCAACATCTTCTCTAAGTGCCCTGGCTGCTGCAAATTGTTTTAGTGCCTTCTCTGCTCGCTTTGCTTCTTCAGTTATCTTCTTTAGCTCTTCGTTGCTTAGCTCTTTAGTGGCTACCGCTGCGGCAAATGCAGTATCTTCAACAGCAGCATATGCCTCGCTAACTGACATTCCCGATGCCACAAGTCTTTGAAGTGCAACGTTTTGATTGCTTACATCGATTGTAGCTCTCTTCATTCCTAGCTGGAATTCACCTAGGGCAATCTCGTCAAATGCCTTACTTGTTGCCTTGCCCTGGTCAGTTAGGGTAATTGCTCCAGTCTTTTTGTTTGTCTTGAAGAACTTCTTTTGCTGTGCCTCGTCTAGGCCCATAAGGTAATCTACGAACTCAGAGCTACCGCCCTGCTGTAATAGAAGTTGCTCCATACCAGTAAATCTAGTGATATCCTTTTTGCCACCAAGTAGTCGCATTAGCTCTTTCTTTCCACCCTTGGCATTGATGCGTGAGTCTCTAATCTCTTTTAGCCTTGTTAGTGGCTCATCTAGTGGCTCATTGCGGCCACCACCGCCACCTCCGCCACCACCACCTGGAGGCTTTGGAGCTGCGGCAGCATCTGCTTGTGTTGCCTTAAATGCTTCGTGAGCTCTATAGTATCCGACCTTTACAGAATCAGACATGCCAGCATATTGTGCACCACCATACCTGTACCCCTCAATTGTTACGTCTTCCCCCAACCACTTTATATAATCTTCTGACGCAATGATCTCAGCCTCTGGAACATATAGTTGTGAAACCAAAGTCTTTGAATACAAAACCTTTTGGTCGTCTGTCAAAGTATTAAAGTATGCCTCGTCTTCTTTACTGATCTTGCCTTTTAGCTCAGGTGCGATCTCCAAGAGAGCCTTTATTGTCTTTGGCTTCTTGTCATTAATAGTGTCCATCAGCTTGTTAAACTTATCATATGCGTCTGAATTAGCTAGGTAGAAGTCTACTGCTACCTTAGCTGGAATTACCTGACCAATCTTAGTTAGCTCAGAAATGTTGTTTAGAAGATCCTGAGCATCACCGTCAGACTCTTGTGCATCCACCTCTAGCGTTAACCTTCTTGCCAAATCCTTGTCTCCAAGCATAGCCCCTAGCTCTGCGGTTCTTCCTGCTACGTCTCCAGAGAACTTTGTAATAATGTTTAGTACTGCTGTCTGTGACTCAGCATCGCCAGATGCCATATCCATTAGCTTACGCATAGTTGCTGGAGGAATTTCTCCAGAAGACATTTTAAGTTCAATTAGGTATTGCTGATCTTCTCCAAGCTTAAGCTGATCTGCCTGAGCACGTACAACATCTACATAAGCCAACTGGTCAGGATCATCTTTATATCTTGCATCAGTTGCCTTAATTGCACCGCTTGTCAAAGATTCCTGAAGCTCTGGGCTTTCGTTAAAGCTATTTAGGATTTCCTGATTCATGGCTGCCATTTGGTCTGTAAGAATCTTACGCTCATCCATGTACTTGGTTTGCATTGCGTTAGCTTCGTTGATCTTGCCTTGAATTCTTAATTCTTTAATCTTCTTTTCATAGAACATATCCATAGAGTCAAGAAGCTCTTTATTTTGCTCTAGGGCAATCTTTGCATCTACTGCTGCCGCTGCACCAAGCTTTCCATAGTTCTCCGCATTCTGCTCTCCCAAGAAGTATCCTGCAACTGCACCACCTATTCCACCAACAACGGCACCGATTGCAGTACCGATTAGCGGTACAGCAGATCCAATAATTGCTCCTGCTACCGCTCCACCTGCCGCTAGGCCCAGAGTCGTTCCAATTCTATCTCCAGAACTTCCGCTTACTCCACCAAACATATTTTTCTGAACTCCAGCATTTGCAGTAGCCATACTTTGCTGCATGGCATCCTGGTTTGCCTGAAGGGCATTAAGCCTTACACCCAAAGGATCCTTAAGAACATCTGTGCCATCTGGGCCCAGAAGCTGTTCCATATTTGCAATGACATCAATTGCAATAGATGCATCTCCAGCTTCAGTTGAAAGGTTTGCTGCCATAGATCTAGCCTGAGAAAAGTTCATTGCACCAGATAGAACTGCTGAGGTTAGCTGAGAGGTCATATCCTTGACGCTGCCCTCTCTGTTTCCTGAAGCAATCTGCTTTGCTAGTATCTCTGTCTGCTTCTTTCCAGCTTCGGTCTGCACAAATGCTTCACCATAAGTAGTCTTTCCAGATACAGCACCAAGCTCACGGTCTCTCTCTGCACGTCTCCTATCCATTGCTTCAGATGCGGTTACGTTGCCACCAAATTCAGCAATAGTCTGCATAGCCTGGCGGCTAGCCTTCATTGTTTCTGAGTATTCAAGAACCTTCTTTTGTGCATCATCAAACTTTGCATTAAGAAGCATAATGCTTCCAACTACAGCAGCAACAGCAACAGTAATTGCTCCAGCCAAGGAGCCCATCAATGGCAAGGCTATTGATGCAACCAACAGGGCTGGCATTAGATCGTTTGCCATCTGGGCCATTGGTCCCTCGCCCATGCCAAGCATCATAGCACCCATCATGGCTCCACCAGCTGCCATTCCAGCACCCTGAGTGATACCTCCCATCTTAGCCTTATAGGACTCGTTAGCTCTGTTATATCTTTCTTTTAGGGTTCCCCTGGCGGCTTTTTTGTCTTCTCTTTCCTGAAGCTTTCTCTGACGCTTTTCCTCTTCAGTCTCGTCTTCTGGGACATCAGCCTTATTGACTGGCTTTCCTGTGGCAGGGTTGACCATTGTCCAACCTGCTTTAGCCTTTGCACCAATCTTTTCAGTAAGTGCCTCAAACTTGTTATTGGCTGCTGCCATGGCTTTTTGGCCAACATTCTTGACTGTCTCTGCTACTACTGGGTGCTTGTCTGCAAACCTTACTGCACTGCTGGCTACCTGCAGTCCTCCTGCAACCATAGGGCCGAACTGTCCTCCACGAAGAAGAGCTTGCCCTTGAAGGGCCTTTACGGCACTTGGATCTCTTAGAGTCTTAACTACAGCCTGAGATGCCCCACCAATACTTTGCTTAACTATTTGCCTAATACTGCTTACAATATCTTTTCTTATTGACGCAATGCTTCCACGCATATTTCTTGGGTTAAAGTTTTTCTTTACCGACTCGGCAAGCTGGTTGCCCATGGTGGAGGTAGCCTTGGTTAGTGCCTGCTGAACGGCTGGAGTAATTAGTCTAGGGTCTGGAGATGGCGGAGCTGCAGGAACCTCTCCTCGCTGGATTGGGCCATAGTCAGAACCAAACCTAGGCCCCTTCTTGCCCTTTGCCCTTTTACCACCGTTGTATCCAGGAACAGAGTCGGAGATCATGCTATTAATTAGTGGAGCATACTTATCTGCCATCTTAGTTGGGATAACAGCCTCTCCTGGTGAAAGCATAGCTGGGACGACATCGCCCTTGCCCTTTTGACCTGGGACTGATACAACACCCTTATTAAAACCAAAGATTGTCTTGCCTCTAAGAGTAAAACCCTTTGGTAGCTTTGGCTTTAGCTTATCAGCTTCTAGCACCCTCTTGGCAAGCTCGTCTCTATTCAATACCTTCTTGGCAGAGTCATCAAGTGTGTCCAGGTTTGCCTTTTTAACTTCTTTTCCGTCTGGCTTAACAATCTTTGTGTCAGTAAGGGCTCTTGCCATTATTCTAAATGATCTTCCCGAACCACCACCTATCTTCTTGTCAACACCTTCTATAACTCCAAGCTCTGCAAGCTTTCCTAATAATTTTACTTCTGCAGCCGACAAGCTTGCATTACTAACCATCTTTGCCAACAAGCTTTGGGTACTCATCTTCTTGCCGTCTATGTCAATCTCTGGATACTTGTCTGTAAGCTCTTTTACCTGATCATAAACGTTAGTCGTTATTGGCTTTCCGCTAGCATCTACCTCGTTGTTTTTTGTCAACGCACTTATAAAATTATTTCCTACTCTAAAGTCTGGACTAGTCGCAGGGCCAAGCTCCCACCCAAGTGGACTACGCTTAACAAACTGGTAATTTGATCCACCATGACCCCTTTCCAGTCCGCCACCCTTAGACCTATCTCCTGGATCAAAGCCTGTGACGGCGAGTGCCTTTTTGGCTAAGAAATCTGCCTTATTTGGAATAGGAGCATTGTCCTTTTGGGCTTTTCTAACGGCTGCTTCGTATTCCTTTAAAGTTTCTGGATCATCCATAACGGAGTAATAAAGTCTCTCATTGACATCCATCAGGGTTTCCATAGATGCCCTTAAAGATGGATCTAGCTTTGGATCTGCAAGCATCTCTTTAAACTTTGGTGATGACTCTGGTGCACCACGGAAACGTTCTTGAGTTTTTGCAGTTTCTCCAAAGAACTGACCTAGCCTGGTAGGAGAAACTGGATCTGGCATTAGTTCTGCCATTGGAATTGCAAACTCTCTAAACTTAGATAGGCTTAGTCTTTGGTTGGCACCCTTTGCTCCATAGTTTTCCAAAACAGAATCTACGATGTTTCTTCCCTGAAGTGCCGTAATACCTCTTGTAGGGTCACCCTTTACGAGCCTATCCACTTCGGCTTGAATTTTAGTTAACTCAGCCTTATCTTTTACATCTATCTCATACGTCTGCTCTGGAATATTTTCTATTTTTGGAACGCTAACTGTTCCAATTTCAAACATGTTTCCAGATCTATTTGCCAGAGTCTTAACTACATCTGATTGTCCAACTACTCCACCCTTGCTCCAGAATGTCCTATTGCCAAGTACAAGAGGGTCATTTCTATACGATCCAGTATATTGGCCAGAACCTTCTGGCTGAGTTCTTGGCATCTTTGGCATAGATACCTTTTTACCATAAACAAATTTCTTTAGTTTTTGCATCATGGTAAGCTGTGGCATGCCCACCTTAATGCCCTTTATTCCTGCTTCACGCAGAGCCCTTTGAAGCATAACAATTTTTTCTGGCTCAGTAGATACAATTCTTTTAATATCTCTAAAGCTAAAGCCACCAAGAATTTGTGCTTCAAAAAAGTCTCTTTGACCTTTGCCACTTGTCTTTGCTGCCTCCAGTGCCTCTCTATTTCTGGTGCCAAACTTTGCAGGAGTTGCATACTTCTGTAGCATAGCATTTATGCTATCTCCCTGAGTTACAGTAGTCCTTCCACGCAAAGCCCTCTTCTTGAGTACCATGGCAATGTCGCCATATCTATACGTGTTCTCATTCATTAACCTTGTTGCTTGCCGAATTGCAAATTGCCCATCGGCCTTACGGTCGTTAGAGTCTCTTTTTCCAGTAATTCTTTCTACTAGTGGCCTTGAACCACCTGCAAGATCTACATCTCGGTTAAACAAGTATCCATAAGCTGGTCTCTTGGATGGGTCAGTGTTTGAATCAAAACCAAACAGCTTGTTTTCGGCAATCTCCCTCTGGCCTCCAGCCTCATCTAGGCTTCCACGAGACTTTCCTCCAGTCTGGAATATATTTGCATACCTTGTCTCTCCACGACCAAGAGAAGATACCAGGTCGTCTGCAAACATTCTTACAGCTACGTCCTTTTTTGAACGTCTTAAGAATCTATCTGCAAACTTGTTTTCATAGAATGTTGAAGATTTTCCGTAAGACCCTCGTCTTCCAGTGAGTGCTCTTACTACACTCTCCATAAGTCCCCAGCCTGAGTTTGGTGGGGTTAGCTGATTCCATTCTTTTGAATTTCTCTTATCTCTAGAGACTGGAACTTGACCCAAAAGTGATTTAGCTTTAGACCCAATAGAGCTGGCAGCTGCTCCCAACCTACCAAACCTATATCCAGGGATGTCGTCATTAACCATGCCCTGAATAAGTCCAGCATACTTTTCGGACTGTTTCGCTGGAATTACTGCCTCTCCAGGAGAAAGCATTGCAGGAACAATATCTCCAGCACCCTTTGGCCCTGGTACAGAGACAATACCAGAGCGTAGCTTCATTGGCTTTTGGCCAGCTGGGTTTCTTGGGCCAATAGGCACATTCAGAAGTCTAGCCTGTGCTGTCACTGCTCTACTGTATGCAGTTGCTAGCTTATCTACAGAAGCTGCTTCTACGTTAAATGTTTGAATAAGCTTAGCGTGTGACTGGTCAAGAGATGCTGCTACAGCTGATGCCTCTAGCTGTTGCTGTGTCATGTACTCTGTTGATGTAGCTAGGTCCTTTGAAGATGCTCCAGTTCCACGGAATACCTTGGATATAAAGGTAAACATCTTGATCAGGTTAGCGACACCGTTAGCTATCAAACCAAATGTCATCAATAATACTGGGCCGATGCCAGCAAACACAGTAGTAAGCACAACGACAAAGTTTTTAGCTCCATCACTCATGTTATTAAATCTATCTAGCAAGCCCTTGGCAAACTCAATAACTGGGGTAATCGCCTTTAGGAATGCCTCTCCAAGAGGAACCAGGGAAACCTTAAGGTCTTCTACTGCCTTCTTAAACTTGTACATTGGCGAGTCTTCAACACGCTTCATTTCTCGCTCAGATAGAATGGCCAACTCTTCAGCAGTCTGTTGCGAAATCTGTGCAACTCTTTGTGCCTGAGTTCCTTCTTTAATTACGTTCTGGAACAGTGTAGATAGACGTGCAAACTGGAACTTTCCGAATAGCTGCTCGATTGCACGTGCACGGTTTAGTGGGTCTAAGGTATCTAGGGCACTAGCAAAATCAACCACTAGGCCTCTAACATCGCCCTTATTGGCATCGACAATGCCCTTAAGATTAATTCCCATCTGTAGCAAGAATTCATTTGCTTTTCCAGCTGGATTAATTAGAGATGCTAGACCAGATTTTAGAGCGTTAGCACCTTCAGAAGCATTAATTCCACCTTCCTTCATGGCTGTCATAAAGAAGGCTAGGTCTTCCATGTCTCCACCTAGCTGCTTAACAACTGGGGCAGCCTTTGGGATAGCAATAGTCATATCTTCAATTGCAACAATTGTCTGGTTTTCTACTGCGTTCAGGAAGTCAATCTCTCCAGCTAGATCCTTGGCAGTGGTACCAAATGCGTTCATCAGGGAGATGGTTGTTTCTAATGCTTGCTCTTGCTCTACCCCACCCAGAACGGATAGCCTAGTTGCCTGGTTAACCTGAGCTAGCAGGTCGGCGTTCATTAGACCCATGGCAGCTGCATCGGCAGCCATCTCCATAGTCTTTTCTACGGCAACGCCATACTTTGTAAACTCAGAAGCAAGTTCTTGAACCTGCTTAATCATTTTGTCTGTTTCTTCTGATGCAGTAAACGTATCTCCATAGACACGCTTAAACTTAATTGCCTGCTCCTCCATCTGCATGAAGGTCTTTGCAGCTACTGTTCCAAGGTATGCCAAAGGAATAGAAAAACCAACCATAAGCTGGCGACCAGCCCACTGGGTATTTTTACCAAAGTTTAGAAGATTTGTAGATCCCTGCTGCAGTAGCTGATTAAATAGCTGTTGCTTTTGGGCAGCAATTGCTGTTTTTGTAGCTAGGTTGTCCATGTCTAAAGCTAAAGGCCGAACAGAAATGGCCTTCATAGCACCACTGCCGTCACGGCCTAGCTTTATAAACTGTGTCTGAAGAGTCTTTACTCTTTCACGAGCAACCTTTTCGATAGTGGCAAATTCACTCTTAAAGAACCTACCAAAAGTTTTGGTTGCTGCACCAGCATATCTGAAAGTCTCACCAAACCCTAGCTTGTTTCTCTCTAGGGCTGTGGTGAAAGACTCTGCAGTTGTAGAGATTGTCCTAACATTTGCTGCAAACTTACCAGTCGCATTGATATTATTAATCAGGTTGCGTTGGATGTTTTGAGCAGCTTTTGCCTGCTGGGTACCACTCTGAAGGAGCTGAGCATTTAGCTGAGATATTTGCCTTTGTAGGTTTTTAATTTCTGCAATACCCACAGACGTATCGACATTAATTATAATGTCGGATCTGATATCATCAGCCATTCATCAGCACCTCCTTTTATATACTATTTTAAATTATTAATTATCGAGCTGGTCCGCCGAATAGCGTACTGTTTCCCGATGCCTCTTCAACAATCTTGTAGACTGTTGGTAGATCAAGCAGGTCTTCCAGAACAGAGATATCCTCTGCCAACTCTGGCTTAAACTGCTTCATAGCAATCTGAACACACTCAAGCAAAAGGTTCATCGACTTGTCGTTGTCCTCTGCTACGTCCTGAATTGCCTGGAACTTTGCCAAAAACGGCCTAAGAAGAGAAATCTTCAGAGGACGAATTTCGATTTTTTGACCATCTAGTAGTGTAACTACCTTGTCTTCATTTACTGTAACTGCCATTGTTTTTTGGTTTCCTTTCCCGTTATTGGGGCTTAACCATTATAGCACAGAGAGGTCTTGTTTTTACTCAACTTTCTCATAGCTGAGGCCCATGCCAATGCCGAATCCAGCCTTTTGAGCATTAACTCCCTGTAGTGCAACTACATCGTTAGAATCCTTTGCCTGACCACCACTAAACACCCTGGCCTTCATTTCTTCCCAGGCATTTGTCTTATCTCTTCCAGACTCTTTATCAAGATCAACGCCCTGGATAGCTGCATGAAACTTCTTATTGTCGTAATCCATCTCTCGCTTTACTTCAAGTGCAGCCATGAGCTCTGGCATTGATAGGCTTGTTTCAAGCTCTTCGTAGTCTTTCCAGATTCCCAGCAAGAATAGTTCAGATTCTAGTTTTGCCAGGTCCAACTTCTCCCACTCTGATCCGCTTTCTACAGCATCCTTTTTTACGTTAGAGCTGTCTTTCTTTACCTTTACACCTGCTGCAACGTCAATAATTTCATAGATTGTTTTTAAATCTACCATATCCTCTAGGTCAAATATAGTTTGAATAGATGGGTAGTACTGCTGCATTGCAATCCTGGCACATTCCGATAAAAAGAATATTGCCTCTTCATCATTCTTAGCCGTCTTAACAAACTCAAAGGTGTCCATAAATTCTCTGAGGTATTTTATCTTGAGTGGGGTAAGGTATACCAAAGTTCCATCTATAAGTCTTATAGTCTTAGAATCGTATACCCTGGTAGCCATCCTACTATTGTATCAAAAAGAAACCGCCCTAGCGGTTAAACTAGGGCGGTTATCAGTATTAAGTTATGATTTAGGACTCTGGAGTCACGGTGCGGTCTACGATCTTACCGTAAGAAGCAGTGTCGTTTGGAAGCAAGCGGAAGCTTACCTCAAACATTGTTGCCTCGTCACGCTTTGCAGATACTGTAACGCTCTCGATAGAGAGTGCACGGTATGCAACGTAGATACGCTCTAGCTCAGAACCAATAGCACAGTCACCTGTACCAGGACCAACTGCAACTAGACCACGCTCAACTGGGCACTCACCGATGTCACCTGCAGACAGGTTCATGGTTGGGTTACCAGCTACTGTGGTTAGGTCAGCGTCCTTACCAGCTAGCGAGAACAACAAGTTCTCTAGTGTTGACTCAGCAAAAGCAGTGTTCAGGTTAACCTGCATACCCTGCTTGTATAGCTTTGCAACGTCTAGAACCTGGTCAACCTGTACCTCACCGAAGTCAGGCTGGAACTGGATCTCTAGACCGTTCATTGTGTAACCAACATTACGGAAGTCAGCATCGTTAGATAGTGTTTCTACATATCGAGTACCGCTTACGTAAGCTGGCAAATCAGCGTCGGTAAGGGTACCGTCTTCGTATGTGAAGAGAGCTGCTGCACCAACGATAATGTTGGAGCTTGAACCACGTGTATATGCCATAATATTTCACCTCTTTTTTTAGTTTATGGATAAAAAAAGGCGTTTGTTTCCTCATGCCAATTATAGCACGGTTTTATATAGCTGTATCATTGTAGGTTGCATTTCCTACAGAATAACCTTTAGTGTGATAGCAGTAATCAATAATAATCTTATTACCTGCATATGTTCTAGCTGTGCCAAAATCAACAATGTCTCTTGTCTCTTCTAGCTGATAAATCTTAATATCGTGAAAGTATACTGGCAGGAATTCCTTAGTGGCATTACCATCCTGTTTGATATAAATACCATTCACAAGCTTGCCCTTGATCCATTCATTTAGGTCTTGAGCAGACTCGTCTCCACGGTCAAGCAGGTCAGCTATATACTGAGTAGCATCTATCATTGCAACAATATCTAATGAATAGAAGTAGTACAAGAGCTGTTCGTCTTTAATGTGTGGAAAAGCTTTTCTACGCATCTTAAACATTCTGTCATATACCGCAAACAAATTACCTGTATTGTTTATGGTTGCCGTCTGTGTCAACTGCTCTATTGTAGATGGGCTAGTTGGAAAGAATGGAATGTCCGTGTTTGCAATTGCAAAAATCTTTTCTTTTAAGTAGTCATTAATAAAAATAGGTGGATATGATATTGCCATTAGATAAGACCTGCCTTTGCTATCCAGGATTGTCCGACTGTTACGCCTAGAGATCTACCGCCACGTTTTCCAGAGCTAAAGTTTTTCTTAAAGTCAACTGGACTACGAAGGTATGAGGCAATCCCAGAGCTTTCAAGAAATGACTGAGTAAAGTATCTATTAAAAAATGAATTAAATACTCTCTCATATTCTCCTTGGACCTGGCCTCCTGGATTGCTCACCCTCACTGGCTTGGTGGTAAAAACTGTTTCTCCGTCTTGCTCAAATGCAAGAACTCGCTGCTTTGGAACAATGGTAACGGGAATGCCATTTTCCATAATTCTAGCCTTGTCATAGAATGGTACACGAGAACCACTCTTAATGGATGAAGACTGTCTAAAAGTTGAATTGAATGATAAGCCTGCTCCAGTAGAAACATACTGAATGTCAAATAGCCTAGCATCTGGGGAACCTGTCTTGTCCCACTCGTAGACGTGGTGTAAGACCTGTGGATTTACCCTGGCATTTGCATCTACATAAGCCTTCAAAGCCTCTGACATCGTCGCACCGAGCTGCTGAAGGAAGGATGGATAGCCTTGCTTAACTCCATCTAAAAACCCCAAAGCATAGTTTACAATATTGTCCATATCTTTTGCAAACTGCTTGTTTTTAACCGTTACCCTATACATTAGACATCGGCCGCCTGGTTTTCTGACCTACGAATAACTAACTTGTAATACTCAACATTACCGAAGGGACCAGAAAATGGTTCGTTTGTAGCCACTTCAAAAATAGTAGACTTTCCAGCTCTAGGTCCAGATGTTTCAATGTATAGAGGGTTGCAGTTCTTATCACGAATATTTGTTATAATTACATTTGTGATGGCATTTCTTGAGTCACGACTAGAGAATCTGATATCATCTTTTACTCTTCCCATCAGAAGGCCATCCTGAGTGATATTGATATTTGGCTTTACTTCTTCTTTCCAGGCTGTGCCAGCTGGTGCTAGGTTACAGACAATGGTTCTGTCTAAAACCCAGGTTTTTATAACGTTTCCAAGTGCACCCTGTTCTACAATAGGGTGATAAACGTCTGCCTCCATTGGGAATATGAAGTCTGTCTTGTCCCCACACGCCATTATAGGACTCCTATTGTCCGAATCGGCCTCATGTATTTGGATAGAATCTTATCTACAATAATGTTGCCAGTGCCGTCAAAAACACCAGAGTCAAACTTAATCTTAAACTGATCAGTATTGTAGTCTGCAATGTAACGCTTGTAGTAATCAAGCTTTCCGCAAGAGATGTCTTCAATTAGCATCTCTGTTGCACGAACCACATCCGATGGAATCTTTTTGTAGCCTACTTCTAGGACTGCTGAATAGTCGAATCCCCTTGGGAATCCACGATAAACTAGATTAAGGTCTAGCATATCAGATCCTGCTGCTGGGAGCAAGATTGGTGCACCCTCATTTCTATTAAATGTGTCTGAGTAAAGTTCTTTAATTGCAAACTTATCTTTTGTTAGGCCGTAGTGAATTGTGTACAAGTCTGGCTCTGAAATATCAAAGACTAGCTTGTTATTCTCGTATAGTTTTAGAAGCTTGTTTGCATTTGTCCAAATTGGAAGGTAGTCAGCACCTAGTCCAGTTGTGGAGTAGTACTTCTTTTTGTAATAAAAACCATCATTTACGATAGAGTCAATAATTGCTCTAGCAATTTCTTCATTCTTTTTATATTCCGCAATTTCTGTAGCGGTAGTTCCCTTGGTAGTCGGATCTACATATGGCCTAACTACGGAAACAATTTCTGTAGAATCATCTACAGTAATTTCATAATCTCCATCAACTGTGCTTGGAAGATCTATGTATGCTGTCTGGCCAGCTGAGGTTATTTCAATAATTCCAGTTGATACTGAGTGGTCCGCCAAGTCGAGGATAGAGTAGTCATACTCAACACCAACATCTAAACCAGTTACTGGATAAGATACACTACTTGACGGAACCCTCAATATTTCCATTTAGCGACCGAACTCCTCAGCAACTTCTTCTGGAGTTGCTAGTCGGATGTGCCCCCTTGTGAGCCACTTGTCGGCCTGCTCCTTGGTTACAATGTTGTAGCCACGGTAAACCTTGCCAACTCCTGGCCAAGATACATTCTTGCTTGAGTGGACTGCAACCTTCTCAGGTTTTGCTTCTTCGTTCTGCTTCTTGGAAGATGGCTTACGCTTAACGGTTCCAGTTCCAATAACACCATCAGCTACACCAGTTAGTCCTGATGCTAAATCTGAAGGCTTTGACTTCTTTTGAGATGCAGAGGAGATAACCTTTGTGTCCTCTACCTCTTCGACAACAGAAACCTTTGGTTCTAGGCTTAGCTCTGCGGCTACCTCTTCTACCTTGGTCTGTGGTGCATCTTCTACCACTGGCTCTTCAGCAACTGGTGCTTCCTCAGCAACTTCTTCTGGAGCCTGTAGAACTTCTTCTGCAAGTGCCTGAAACTCCTCAACCTTTTCTGCTGGGATTACGGCTTCGCCTTCTTCTAGCACTGCTGGGATGATATCGTTTGTATTTTCTTCTGACATAATTCCTCCTGTCGTTATTCAATTAATTATAACAGATTAAATGGTAAGAGGGCAGGAGCTAGATGCCCCTGCCCCC